TGCAAATTTCAAAAGCACTGTCTTTAGTGTCAGGACTAGAAGCCGTTGTTGCTATTTCGTCATCAAAGATCATTTCAATGAAAGTTAAACCTTTACCATTGAAAGATTGTCTTCTAGACATAATGCCTGTATTGTTACTTGTTGCTGGCATAATTTATTCCTCCTTCTAATATTACGTACCAATTACTAGCGTCTTGTTAGTCGCTGTTGTTGATGCGTTTTGTCCCGAAACTGCTCTAAGAGCTGTTTGTAGGGTTGCTGTTGAACTTGATGCTGTTGTTTCAGTAAACGTGAATGTTCCACCTGCACTTGCTGGTGACCCAACATACATATCAGTACCTTCAGAAATGTAAGTTTTTTCTGTGTCTGAGTTATGTAGTGGGCCTGCACCTACGATATTACCATAATTTCTTATAGTAAGTTCCGCAGTGTACTGGTCAGCGTCTTTTGCTGTTTGTCCACTCATGTCGTCAACAAAGTCAACAGTGAAGATTTCTAGTTCTTTGCCTAAGAAATCTAATTTACTTGTTGCATGAAAAGTTGCGTTACCTTCTCCACCTGCAACACTTGATCCTGTATAAGCCATTTTAGTTTCCTCCTATAACTTATATTATTATGCTACCTGAGTATCAGACATATCTCTGTCAGCCGCTGTTGCTGAAGATATAGTTGCTGTTACTTTGTCAGGTGTTAGGGCGTCCAATCCTCTAATTGCCGTTTGGATTGCCGCTACCGTTGTAGTTGAACTAATCGTGTCTAAACTGTCCGCTCTTACCATGTAAGTTTGTTCAGTGTTTGAATTACCTAAAGCACCTGAACCTAGGACGTTTACTCCTTGGTTTTGGATTGCTTCTATAGCTAATTTAAGACCCGCTGTGTTTGCCGATGCTAATGAGTGTGTTACCTCACCGTTCATCGCATTTATATAATCAACAGTGATAAAGTCAACTCTTACCCCTTCATGCTCTATAGCAAGATTTGGTGATACAAAGTTTCCTGGACCGCCTGCTGGTATTGTGCTGTCGTATGCCATTTTTAATCCTCCTTATATTCTCTGATTATTTGGCTTTAGTCACCGCTCAGGTGACTGTATGTTTCTATTTAGTAAATGGTTTGGTAAATTTAGTAGTTATATTACTTTTTTAACCCATACCTCGTCGGATTTGACTCGTTTGGCCATTCTATAGCCTCTTTTCTTTAAAAAATTAGTACAATTAAAAACAGTTAAAGATCTTTTCATTTTTTTCATTTCGATGTTTATAACTGGATTAAACTTTTTAATTGTCTGTTTTGCACCTATTAAAACTTGATGTTCAAAACCATCAACATCAATTTTAATAAAATCAACATTACTGAATTTGAAACTATCAAGTGTTTTGCATTGTACAGACCCTTCTTTCATACTTAATACTTGACCATCTTTACTTTGATATGCTGTGTGTTCATTATTAGATAATCCATATGGATGTAGTGTTACATTATCTAATGGTATATTTTTTAAAAAGCATTCACGAAATAAAGGATTAGGTTCAAAACAGTGTACTGTTTTAAATTTTTTTAGTAATGGTCGTGTCCAAAAACCAAATTGACTTCCAACATCTATACAAGTATTCCATTTTTTTACATATTTGAGTGCAGTTTCTCTTTGTGGTTCTTGACCTGGTCCAGCATCTTTGAGAAAGGTAGGATTGTATTGGTGTTGTTTATACGCCACCCAAAAACTATAATTTGTAGGATACATTAAAGTTATTTAATTAGGATATTATGAGTTGTCTAATTTTAGTTCAGTCTCGGTTACTGTAGACATAGAAACGTCTTTAGTATTAGTACCAACACTTGTACCCATATCTCTTATTGCTGTTTGAAGTGTTGCCGCTGTCCAACCAGGTCTTTCCATACAAATATCTAATCTACCAGTAGCGGCGTTTTCAACTCTTTGGTATAATATAGTACCTCTTTGTAAAATAGTTCGTTGTAAATTATGAAGTGTTTCGTTGTAACCTAATTCTGTACGTACATCTAAAACTGTACTACCATCTGCTGTTATTAATGTAATATAAAAGAATTGTACGTCAGGACCTGCAAAGTTATCAGTACTTCCAATTGAATTAGTTATTTTAAAGTTATTTGGTGTTGCCATGTACTATATTTACTCAGCTATCTACAGCAAATCTCTGCAAACATTTTGGACAGTCACAAGTATCACACTTTTCACAATTTTTGCAGTCTTTATCACAATGTGGATCACAGGCACATCTAAAACAATAAGTTCTATTTTTTGGTCTTCGTTTTTGCTCGGTCATGAATAGATTGTACAAGTCTAACGTATGTGTAACCGCCTTTTACTATATCATCGATCATTTTAACTATAGGAGCGAAAGAAGACATAACAGGAGCAGGAACTGCACGACCTTGACGTATCATATCAGCGGCAATTTTAGCACGTCTAACATTACTTGGTCCGACTAGTAATCTGTATCCAACTAGTTCATTTGATGTTAATTCTTTTCCTGGAACTGTTCGTTCAGCATCTACTACATCATCTAATTCAAGATGTTGTTTGTCAGCAAATATTTGTGCTTGTCTTTGTAAGTCAGTACCTGATAGTTTAGCCTTTAGTGCTTGTAGTAATCTTGTTGCAGTATATTGTTTTCTTTTTGAATCTAAACTAGGATAGTCACTAATTGCTCTTCTTAAATTTTTATAATCCATATTGTTAATACCTAGTGCTGATTCTAATTGTGTTAAAAATTCATAGTCTTTGCTAAAACTTCTAAGGTATCTTCGTATTGCTAATACTGGTACGCTCTGTCTTTGTCTTAGTGCCATAGCTTGGTTTTTATTTGCAAGTTTTTCAACTACACTTGGATCACCTGCTACTATTGCCAACATATTATGAAGGTCATTCGCTGTGCCTCGTACTTTAGTAAATTCACCATATGATAGAGTATTCGTTCCATATGATTTGACAAATCCTGCTGTTTGTTTAAAGTTTTTTAATAGTGATAGTGTAAGAAAACTAAGATATATACGTTCGGTAATTTCCTGAAATGTATATCTTTGTAGGTCGCTTTGTCGTCTTACTATTCTTGCTTCAGATACATACTGTAAAAAGGGTGTTAACATACTCATATTTATAGGTATATGCAACGTAATTTCTTTCTAACTGATTTAATGAAAACAGGTGCTCATCAAACATACGAGCAGTTTATTGATACGCATTCCATACCTGATCAAATATTTGAATACACAGGAGAGTATTACACTTTACACAATTATGATTTAGAACAATACGATAGAAAGTTTGCACTTATTGATATGAGAATACACAATAATAGAGTTCTAGACAATAGTGGTTATAAAAATGATTTAATTAATAGATTAGAACTTTTGCATCAACAAGGTTTTAAATTTGTATTAGCTAATCCGTGGGAATCGTTAGATAATATAAAATCTCAAATATTTGTTACTGGTGAAAAAATGAAAGAAGTAGACATACCTTATCCTCATCATATATGGACTGGCGATGTATCTTGGTTCTGGAGTTATATGTACCATAAGCATTTAAATCATACGTTTAAATTTACTCATGATCATTTTGGTAGCTACTGGTATAAGAAAAATGATTTTTTATATTTGAATAAGCAACCAAGAGAACATAGAGTTAAATTATATAATAAATTGTTAAAAGAAAACATATTATCAAATAGTTTATATACTTTTTTAGGATTAGATAATCCAGTTAGATTAACACAAGAACATGAACTACCATGGGTAAAACCAGAAGACTATCCAAAGTGGGGGCTGGATCAAGATATAACTGAACAACCATATGTTGATACAGTTTGTTCAATAGTTTCTGAAACTAACGATAATGATTACGAAGTTTTTATGACAGAAAAAATATGGAAACCTATTATAGCTCAACACGTATTTGTTGTGCATGGTAATTATTTGTATCTACAAAAATTAAGAGAGATGGGTTTTAAAACATTTGGTTCTTACTTTGATGAATCATATGATTTAGAAAATGATAGAGATAAAAAAATAAATGCTATTGTTTCTTTGTGTAAAGATTTAAAAACAAAAGACTGGAGCGATATATATCGTCAGACAATTGCTTTAAGACAACATAATTATGATACGTTTTTTAATAAAGAAAAGTTAAGTGAACAAATTAATAAAACTTTAATTAGTTTTTTGGAATTTTTTGATAGCAGTCAAGTTTCTTCTTGAGAATCCTAATCTATCTACAAGTTTAACAGCATTACCAGCCTTGTCAACAGCAACGAATCCTTCTGGATCTGTAACTTCTAATCCATTATCTGTTTGTGCAAATGATCCTATGGTCATTGCTTGATTCATTTTTTTAAGTATAAAGCCTTTCATTTGTTGTACTGCTTTATAAAATGTTAGCATCGCTTGTAATGGCTTTTTGGTTCTGTTTAAAAATGCAGGCATATTTTTTATTTTGTCTTGTCTTAGTGCTAAAGCCTTTTGTGCTTTTAATCCTGCAATTTGTTGTTGCATTCTATCTATATAGAACTGTTTGAAACCTTGCAAGAATTGATTTACATTGGTTGGTAGTTGTCCTTGCTTGACCATTGCATTAATATATAGTTGGAAGTAGCCAACAAAGTCATTGTTCTGTCCTAATAAACTTGATAAGTCACGAGGTATATTATTAAGTAGTGCTTCTAACTTTTCAATACTGTTGTAAAATTGTGCTGTTTCGTCTGCTGTAAATTTAGCAGAACCTGATACATCTTTGTATGTTGCATTATCGAAAAATACATCTGGCGATACTCCAAATGCTTCTACATCTGCACCTGCTGATGCACTCATGTCTGCAAGTGTTTCGCCATTATATGTTGTATGAAATATAATTCCTACTTTAGCGGCATCAATTCTTTTGCCAATCTCTGAATCTTCAAGTACTGCATATGTAATTGTGTTAGGTGTAAATGTTATATGTGGTTGGCCACCGATATTCTTTCTTGTTATATCATCATCAGTGAACAATAAGTCGCCCTGTACTACTCCTTGTATGTTTATTTTTTTTAAGTGTACAAGACATTTTAAAAGTTTTTGTCCTAAATCATCTGTGCCATGATTTTTTGCAATATCGTTTTTAGTATAATTCACTTTGGCATTTTGAGCAAATGCTGATTTAGTTGCAACAAAGAACTTTCCTGTTTCAGGATGTGTACCACATACCACAGCAGGAGCACCATCCCATTTAACTGATACTGAAACTGCTTCTGATGATGTACCTTTAAGTGTTAGTAATAATCCTCGGAAATATTCTATCACTGCTTTACCACCCTCAAATCCATCTGTAATAATAATATCTTCTATATGTTCTAAGTGAGTCCTTTTAAATTCTAATAGGACATCTTCAATTAACATGATTAGTCCTCTTTATAGTCGCCGTTTTTAATTTTAAGTACGTTTTCTTTAATGTCTTTGTTTTCTTTAATACGAGCAACGCCTTTTGAAAACTTAGATGCGTCCATATTTTTTATTGCTGAATGAAATCGTTTTTCTAATTTGTATGCAGTTTCAGGCTCAAAATTTTCTTTAATGTATGTTAAAAGTCGTATTGCCGAGTCTAAAATATGAGATGCACGACTTTCTACAACATTTTCCTTGTCTTTAGTAAAGGATACATTGTTTAATTCTTCTAATATACTTCTTGTTTGTTTCTGCATAATGGTATTTAAGCAATATTATAACAGAATTATAGTAAATGTCTATTGGAAATAATGCTTATTTTACTTTCCTATAGATGAAATACTTACGTTGATTGCTATCATCACGTATGTCTAGTATTTTTAGGTTAAAAATATCTGATAATTCTATGATAAAAGGTACGTTCCATGCATAGAACTCTATCCACTTTGCCTCAGTCTTGTTGTGTTGTAAACCCGGGTTCACCCTGAAGAACATAGTGCCACCGTCTGCTAGTAAGTCTACACATCTGCCTACTTCTGCAAGTATCTTATCCCTGCTACCAAAGTTTACTGAGCCAAGACATAGTATAACATCAAACTTTTCATCAGTCCTATATCCTAGTGTGCCGACTTCGTGGTCTGCTAAATCATTATAAGGATCTATACCAATTAAATTGTGTATCTTACCTTTGAACTCATTGTATCCAGAGCGAACGTCAAGCACTGCTCTTGGCTTTAAAGCATTCACTTCGTTGATTAGGGCAAGTCCAGAGTACTTCCATTTCTTCATATCGTTCTGCCAATACTTGGAGAAGTATTTGTGTAGACAAGCATCGTCAATTACATCTGCGTATTCCTCTAAGGTGTTACATCTCTTTACTTCAACACCAAATTTTTCTTTGATATAAGGTTGTGAAATTTTGTCTAGGTTGTTTTGACTATGTGTAAGTAGTTCTGCAAATATTCTTTTATTCATTGTTTGTACAAGTAAACTTTAATATCGTTGTGTTCGTAATTATGTATCCTGCCGTTGGCGTCAGGAAAACTAATACTGAGTGCTCTACAAAGATCCACATTGTCTACAGGACAAATAACTCTGTTTTGATTGTCTTTAATAAACTGCATTATGTCGTTGTTTTCGTTTTGTATATGAGTCCACATTTTTTCTAAAGACTCAAAATAACTGTAATTAGGATAGGTAATATCAAATCCACCAGCATCAATCCACCACTTATAAGATTCAATATCATTCCTATAAACCATTACTATCGGATAACCTAATGTTTTTAGTTCGTCTAGTTCGTGTGCAAACGTGTGTGATTTAATAATTCTTTTGCCTGTGCCTGAGAAAGGTTTATCCCAATTTTCTTTTGTGTTTTCAAATTCCATTCCAGGATCAAAGTATGATCCCATATGGTTTACCTTTCCGTGCTTGTATGTCCTTTCACTGGTGCTGTCAGATTGATCAATGTCAGGTGACCTATAAATGTTTTTGGCCACACTGCTCCATTTTGATCCTGGTGCTCCTGTGAAAAGAATATACATTATTGCGTAAGTTCCTCTTTGTAGACTGTGTTATAACCTAACTGTTCTCTTTTAAAGTTAACCAAAGTCTTCAGTGCTTTAGGTGTAATAAACGACTTCAATGTTCTCACAGCGGCATCACCGTCAGCACCTGTTCTCCATTCGTATTTGCCAACTTTCTTCTCAATAGCGGCAACTGATTCTAGATCATTTATCATTTTGTTTAATGCATCAACAAGTTTTTGTTTGTTTGGATTTCCTTTGTTAACCCAAAATGCTTTTTGCAGTGCATCTCTCCAACTCTTAACAAGTTTGTATGCATCATAGAAGTCACCACTTGGTGCTACTCCGTATGTTGCTTTATACAAAGCCTCGAATGTTGGTTCAGTAAAGTTAGGATCTTTTCCGTGTTGTCCTGTGTTTACATCAAGTAGTCCATGATGGAACCATGTGTAAGCATCACCTTTTTCAATTACAGGTATCACGTGTTTCTTATATGCGGCAGGGTTTTCTCTGGTTGCATTTAAGTCACCTCTAATAAAAGCAAGTCTTCTTTCAGACCCTTTCATTCCTTTTACCCAAACAATCTTGTCTTCAAATGTTTTAATTGGATCACCATTTGGTCCTGTAAGCAACATAACGATTGCCATAATCTCTGGAGTCATTCCAGAACCTGATGGAAACTTTATAGGACCGTTTTTAGTATCGGCCTTGTTTCTTGCACCTACAATGATATTCAAGTTCATCTGTCCAATTGATTCCCAATCTAAATAATTGTAATCAACAGGTTCAACAAGATACGATATACCGTTACCACCATGTGATACTAGTATAGTCTTGTCGTCAAACCTTAATTCATTTTGGAACTCGTTTGGTCCCAACTGATCTCTTGCACCAGGTTTATAAATCAAATTGATTTTTTCTCCTAAGTGTTTCTCCCATTCTGCTACAACTATCTGTGCCCACACAGAAGTTCCACCAGATGGTTTTTGTGGCACAATTAAATTATAATCTGCCATGGCTGTTGTTGTCATTATAAACAAAGCCAATATTATTTTCTTAAGCATAGTCTAATCGACTCCTTTTTGTTATTCCCCAATATAGTAAAAGTATAACACAAATCATTATAGAAATAAAGAGTGGTCTTGTAATTAAATCATTTACCGTATGGAGTGATGTTAATTGGTAAGTGAGATTGTATATCCTGTCACTTAACAGGTACCCAATTAACAGTGCTGGCCTGCTAACTTGGAATTTTTTACATAGCAATCCTAATATAGAGAATGCTACAAGTACTGCAAGGTCTTCCCACCCGCCTGTGTACTGTAAGGTTGCCCAAACAATAACAGCAAGTATGAAAGGAAAGTAATACACATATGGAATACGTGTTACCCACCCTGCGAAATATGCCAGTCCATAACAAATAACAGCAGTTATCATTGTTCCTATAAGGAAAGCAAAAGTCATGCTGTCAAATAATTTTTTATCGTAAAATGTATCTGGAGATCCTAAGTCAATACCTAGGTATAAAAATAGTCCCATCAGTATCGCGGCAAAGGGTGCACCTGGAATACCAAATAAAACTGTTGGAATAAATGAAGAGGCTTTTTGTGCATTGTTGGCTCCTTCTGCTCCTACTATGCCTCTTACATTTCCTTCTCCAAATTTTTCTTTTGGGTTAGCGGCCACAGTAGAACCGTATGCTAACCAGTCAGCCATTGCACCACCTAGTCCAGGTAGTAGTCCTATAAACGAACCTATGGCTCCTCCTCTAATACTATCCTTCCAACATCTAATAGTGTCTTTGATTCCTTGTTTTAGATCTTGCCAACTGCCTTGTTCTGCTTTTATTGTTGTTGTTTTTTTCCTATTGAACCAACCATTCCAAAGTTCTGGTATAGCAAACAGTCCTGCAACAAAAGGCAGTATCTGTACACTGTCTTCAAGGTATCTCCAACCCATTGTGAAACGAGGTACATTGTTTACATCAACACCAACTAGTCCTATTGTTATTCCTAGCACTATAGCTAGTGTACTTCTAACATATTTCCTAGTGGAAACAAAACCTACAGTGACAAATGCTAATAATACTAATGCCCACAGTTCGGGTATGCCCATATACATAACAACTTGCGTGTACCAAGGTAAGAACAAAAATGTAAGTGATCCAAAGAGCAATCCATTAAAGGTTGATGATGTTATTGCCGCTGACAAGGCTCTGGTTGCTTCTCCATTCTTGGCCATAGGAAACCCATCTACCATTGTTGCGGCCGCAGAGTTGGCTCCAGGTATGCCTAACAGCACACCACTAAAAGAATCACCGGTTGTGGATGAGGCTACAACTGCTACACAAAAGATTACACCCAAGTACGGGTCGCCTACAAAGTAGGGCATGAATCCAAATAGTGTGATTAGTCCTGTTGTTGCTCCTGCGGCTGGTATTAGGCCAATGATCAAGCCATAAACAATACCTGCCATTAGTATGACAAGTTCCATAATAATCGAATTTGGGGGTTTTTGATGTGAACTTCCTTGGGAGCGTTACAACAAAATATGTACTATTAATTATTTCATAATATTAAATAGTTTTATGATCTTGAGTTATAAAAAACAACCTAAAAAACATCATAGATACAGAATCCATCACGATATTGATATAGACGATGATGAAGGGTTAGCAATAGTAGGAATTATCCTGACTGTTATTGTAGGAGTTTGGTGGGGGCTTGTTCATATAATTGATATATTTTTTGATAAGTTGTCGTGGTGGATGGAACCATTAACAATAATTCCTTTCTTAGCAGTTGCATTACCAACTATGTGGGTATCTGAGATGTATGGAAGGAATCCTATGCATTGGTGGCCAATGGTTTGGGGAACAAAAGTTACTCTACCAGATAGAGAACCCTTTCATGCGTATGATGAAAAATTTGAAAAAGTTGTGGAAGAATTTGGTCCAACACGAATTTATGTTGTTGATTATAATACCTTAAAGTTTAGAACTAAAAAAGATGCTACTTTGTATTGTCTGAGGAACCTTTCGTAAAAACTGTTCCATATTTGTTTTCGTACTTTTTTAATTTGTCTGATAGTTCTTGTACTATTTGTTGATAGTCTGCATTTTGTACTTGTAAATTACCAACTTCAGCTTCTAACTTTTTAGTTTGTAAATTTTTATCTTCCTTGGGCACGGTATGGTTTAAAACTCCTCTTCTTTGATTTATTCATTGAACTTCTTTTAGCATTTTTTCTTTTACCTTGCGATGTTTTTTTAGGTTTTCCTTTATCGTATATCATTATGTATATAATATAGTAGACTTTAAAAGTTGTCAACTGTATAATAGTAAATAATATTATGTCAATAAAGTTTTCTTTAATATGTGAATGTACTGCAAAATTTGAGGGTTGGTTTCCTAGCAATGAAGATTATGAGAATCAATTAGCACAAGGACAATTACTGTGTCCAATGTGTGATAGCACCAAAGTGCGTAAAGACATTATGTCTCCTAACATTGGTAAAAAGAGTAATCAAAAATCTCCAAGAGAACGTGGTAAAGAAAATGTTTTAAACATGACTGGCGATCAAATGGTAATGGGAGGCAGAGCAAGATCTTTATTAAAGTCATTAGAGAAACACGTTAAAAAAAACTTTGAAAATGTTGGCAAAGAGTTTCCTAAAGAGGCACGTAAAGCACACAAAGGTAAAAGAAATCAAGAGTTTTACGGCACTGCTACAAAGAAAGAAGCAAAGAAATTATTAGACGAAGGTATAGATCTATTCCACGTGCCAAGCATCAAAGACAATTAGTTTACCTTTACCAGCATCATACGGTTGACATTTCATACAACTTATATTATAATAGTGGCATGGTTGTTAGGATAACAGAGATTGAAAATCCGGCAACTTTAATTAACCAAGGAGAAATATGTTTAGCAATATAGTAAAGACATTTTTTCCTTATACTAAAAAGGAAAATAACCATATGGCAAACTCAACACAATACGTTGTTTACACTAGAAACTTTAAAACTAGAGCAAAGCAAATTGGTGTATTTGCAGAACCGGCTTCTAACTATAAAGTAAATGGAGAAGTTAACGGTGGCAAAATTAAGTTTAAAAACCTAGCAGTAAAAAATACTGCAAGAAAGACTGCAACTAACAAGTTGTTATCTAAAGGTTTAGACTTTACTGTGAATATTTTAGGTGTTGCACCTAAATCATCTGCATTAACAATGAAAGCAAATATAATTTCATTGCTAAGAAAATCAGGCAGAAAAGTTATTAATTACTCTGCGTAATTAATATTTTAATTTAAAGGGCGGTAGAAATATCGCCCTTTTTTTGTGGCCGTTAAATACTGTTATGTATTGCAAACAAGGTATAATAGGGGCACAATTTTCACACACACAAAGAGGTCATGCTTTGTGCTGTGCTTCTTTTAAAAGATATAACGACTCTCCAAAAACTGTATGGCATTCTAAATTATTAAAGGCTAGACAAAATTTGTCTAATAATATTAAAATTAAAGATTGTACTCCTTGTTATGAAATGGAAGATAAAGGTATACAAAGTTTTAGACAACTTTACAATGGACAATTTAAAGATCTAGAACACAACAATTTACCACAACATCTTGATTTAGATCTATCTAATTTTTGTAATTTGAAATGTGTCATGTGTGATCCATCAAGAAGTTCAATGTGGGCAAAAGAGCTAGGACGATTTACTGATAATAATAGTGTTACTTCTATTGCAGATAAAGAGTTAGATGAAATATGTGAGTTAAGTTACGATCTCAAACACTTAACTTTACAAGGAGGAGAGCCTTCAATAATTCAACAATATATAACTTATTTTCAGTTTTTAAAAGATAACAATATTCTAAAGAACATACATCTAAACGTTGTAACAAATTTAACAAATGTCCAAGAAAAGTTTTATTCATATCTACCTTATTTTAAAAATGTGAACATTTCAGTAAGTGTTGATGCTTATGGACAAGCAAATGATTATATAAGATATCCAAGTAACTTTGAAAAGGTAACAGAAAATATTAAAACACTAACAGAGCTGTCTACCCTTACAGTAAAAATAGATACAGCAATTCAAATACTATCAATGTTTAATATTAAAGACTTTATTGAATGGTTTAATGACTTGTATCAATACTTTGAGCAAAGGGAAAGATATGTTGGTCAGTATATTCAACACGTTCATACACCTGCAGAACTTTGTATTTTAAATGCACCATTGGATTTAAAAAAAGAATTTGAAAAACAAATACAAGGTTCAGGATTTGAATATCTTACAAGTACACTATACACACAAGAAAATTATGATTATTCTAAAACAATAAATTATCTTGAACCAATTAATACTAGAAGAAATATAAACATAGATGATTATATTCCTAATTTTAAATTATATTACTAGTTCGTGAAGTTTAGGTAGATAATCTTTTAATGAAAGTTTTCTAAATTTTTCTGTAAAAGAAACCGCATATTTAAATTTTTCGAACAACTCTTCATCAAACTTCGAGTTTTCTATGTGTTTGATTATTGGTGCAGTTTCCTTTTTATCTTTAAGGTAGTTAATGATATGTCGTTTTTGTTTTTCATTAAAAAGATTCATTGAATATTCGTTTGGGTTATAACAATATGTAAAGTCAAATGGAATATTTTTAGAATCAAGCCAATCGATTGACTCGTTTATATACAATACATTTAAAGCACTAATAGTTATATGTGCGTTAATACTTAGGTGTTTGTATGTTTTCATTTGCTCTTGTAGATTTGCTACATTTTTCACAATTTGATCCCATTTGCCTAAAGTTCTAATATATTCAAAAGGTTTACCTATAGCATCAATTGATAAACAGATGTTGACTGCTTTGAAATTTGTAAATTTATCTAATATTTCTTTTCTTATTCTCACAGACCCATTTGTTGTATAAGTTAACCAATATGGTTGAGAATTCTTTAACTTGTCAATAACCTTTAAATGATCTAAATTTGTAAAAGGTTCTCCACCAAGTACTTCAATATTTTTTACATTAGATAAGTCTTGCTTTAATAATCCTTCCAAGTCAACGTTGTCTGTTTTCCAGGCTCTCCCGTTTTTCTCTGCCCATTCATTGTAATGCCCTGTACTACTCCATGGTCCGCAAGTCCTACAAGCGAAGTTGCACTGTATTCCAGAATTTAACATTAGATATTTTAATTTCTTATCTTGTAGTTCTTGTTGTAAAAAATCGTTTGTTTTTGGTAATCCTTCGTTTTGTAACGATTGTTGTCTCATACTAAAGATGCCATCGTCTTCCATTGCCCAACAAGTTTTACATATTGGGTTTCTTATTCCGTTTTGTAAA